CAAATGGTAAGACCCTTCATAAGAATTACAAAGTCTGGTAAAGGTAGGCCTATGTTTTCTATTCGTATCATCTCTGCGCCATTGGCCGTAAACCAATGCCTTAATTCGTGGTACACGTCATATTCATTGGCCATCACGCGTAAATGTCCTCCAGCTTCTCACGAATCTCAGCTACAGGTTCCATTGCAAAAAGGAACAGGTCACCGGTCAGCTTAATGTAGCTGGTGCCATTAGGGTTGCCTGAAACATAGACAATATGGTCCGGGTTAATATACGCCACGGTATTAACGCCTTCTTGGTTCTTATACACGATTTTCAACATATTCATGGTTGTTCCTTCTTAAGTATACGAGATACAGTGCTTTGAGATACGCCATATTTTATAGCTAGTTTGGTTTGTGAAAGGCTCCTTTCTTTTTTAATTGCTTGTCTAATAAATTTAGTGATTTCTGGATTTTTAGCGGGCATATTTACTCCTTCTCACCCCAATTGCGCCGAAGCTCCCACTCGCATACCTGAGGCACTTCAAACTTAATAGAGTTTTCAAAAATATCGGCCAGGTGCTTAGCATCTTTTTCAGTAGCAATAGACGCTCCAAGTTCGTCATACAGTGTAATCAGCAATGGAACGTTCTCATCAAAAGCATTTACCATTGCCGTCTTAATCATTTCAGCAGCTGAACCTTGCACTGCACTATTCATTGCGCGATGCAACCCTGCTTTACGGATACCAGGACCATACTTTGCACGTGCGGCATCATACCCTTTAACTGGGAAGCAACCACGCATAAAGCGCGCAGGCTCCCATGAATCAAACCTGCGACGACGACCTAGCACGGTCTTAACAAATCCACGCTGATCTGCAACTTGCATCGCTTTATTCATCAGCTCCTTCATAAAGGGGAAGCCTTCGTTATACGAATCCAAGATGTCTACAGCCATTGCCTGTGACAAACCCAGTCCTTTAGCGAGTTTAGCTTTACCCATACCGTATGCTACACCCAGATTAATTGTCTTAGCCTGGCTTCTAGTGATAGGTGAACTTCTAACCTTGTTCACCATATCCATTGTCAGGTTGTGATAATCCAAAGTAGGGTCATCCAAATAAGCTTGTCTGGCAACGTCTGCCCCGACACAGTTAAAGAGATAGGCATAGTGAACTGATATACGGGGCTCTTGCTGCTTAGCGTCACCCTTCCACCATCTCTCACCATCTTCTGGTATGAATAGGCTTCTGACGAGCTTTCCCAGAACCGGATGTCGACTAGGGATTTGGGCAAGATTGGGGTTAGAGCATGCAATTCTTCCGGATCTAGTTCCACCTGTATCGTCTCCAGACATAAAGCTAGAGCCTCGAGTGGGAAACCACTGTGGATGGAGGTATCCTTTATACGAACCTTCAAGAATCATCCCCTGAATAAAGTCTCTACGAATTTTTTCTTGCTGACGATACTTGCCTAGAAGCTGGGCAAGAGGATCGTTAGTTAATGAGAGAAGGAAATCGTTTGAAACGCTATCGTTCCCCTTTTCCGTCTCTGGAGGTATAATGCCACGGTCACGGAGAGCTTCTCCGAGCTGTGCCGGGGAAAACGGATTAATACCCGGAACGTATCCGTAGATGGCTTTGAGGAGTTCTTCGTTTTCGCCGAGGAGTCTCTCGTTTTCTTGCTCTGCTTTGGCATAGTCAACTCTTACCCCTTTAATGCGCATATTGCTCAACACTGGTAGCAGACGGCTTTCAAGCTCTGCCACTTTAGTCAGGTCTTGCTCGACAATTTCAGGCCACATACGCTTATACAACTGGAAGGTAAGATCTGTATCACGTATGGCATACCGACCAACGAGCTCAGGATCTAGCTTCCACAATTTACTCCAATCAGGCTTACCCTTTACTAAGGGGAAACGCTGCAATGCGCTCTCAATTTCAGACTTAAGCTTTGGCTCAAATCCATAATCTTTTGCTACGTTACCTAGAGCATATGACTGACGCTCTTCATCCAGCAACGCAGAAAGAATCATAGTGTCTACAACAGTAGCTCGAATTCTGAAATTCATAGAATTTAGACCTTCGAGGTCATACAGCGCATTGTGCATGACTACCGTTTTAAGCGGATCATCAAGCTGCTCTTGTAGCCACTCTATAACAGGTTCACCTTTCACATTCCAGTTTGTCGGCTCTCCCTTTGCATCTTTGGCGGCATGCCGAAGGGGAAAATAGGCGGACTCCCCAAGATCCGTCGAGATTGCAATACCTACAACCTTTGCTCTATCATAGACAAAGCCAGGCCCTAGATCCTGGAGATTAGGGTCATATGTTTCAAGGTCGAGTGCAAACTCACGATGAATCTTGGGGAAATCCATAATAGTCTTATTCCTTATACTAAAAAGCTCATTGTATTATCATTTATATCCTTATATACTACAGTACTAATATTTGTATTTTTAATAAGCATAAGACACTTCTGGCAAGGTTCTTCAGTAATATAGATAGTTCTTGCTTGGTTAGGATCACATCTAATCAAAGCATTAACTTCTGCATGAATAGCAGAACAGCTTAAATTACCATCGAAATAAGCTGGACAAGGATTTACTGGATCACAATGAGCTTTACCTCTTGGTTGACCATTATAACCAGTTGAAAGAATATTACCATAAGCGTCTGTAACTACGCAGCCAACTTTCTTTTTCATACAAGTGCCACGTTTTGCTAACACTTCAGCAATTTCAAGCATTGTTTCTGTTAGAGTTGGTCTGCTCATAGCTCATGCTCCTTTGGATATTTGACAAGCAGGTTTTCAACATCCATGAAGTGCTTTTCATAGATATGAGCACTGTGAAGGTTCACATACATATTACCATGGCCCACATCCAGGAGGTCAGCAATATGGAGAGCCATAAAAGCAAAGACACCCATATCGTTAGGTAGCCCAATCCATGTATCGGATGAACGCAGTGTGGCAAAGCAATTAAGCTTACCGTCACGAATAAGAAAGTGCAGCTGAGTAAGACAAGGTACATTCAACTGTTTCCTAGGATTAGGCTGCCAAATGTTCATTACAGCTTGGCGAGACTCTTCATGAGCCTGGAGCGTTTCCAGCACATATGCCAACTGCCCTGCATAAGCAGGTCCATACGAACCTGAATAGATCCCGTTGCTATCAATCCAGGGCTTAAGCACTTTAACAAGAAGTGGAGTATCGGGGATGGTCTTACCCTTAATGGCAAAATCAGCTTCCTCGATAATAAACTTCTGATTAATCTTACGCTCAGGCACATCGACAATGCCATCATTCATGCTGTAAACTAGATGCTGGTTAAGCAATTCTAACGTCTTCCCTTCGCGGGAACCGACGAGCGCACCAGAATCGTAGATACGACTTAGATGATTAAGCCAAACAATAGAGGCATTACTTAGCTTCATTTTCGTCACTCCCCGTAAGGCCTGCATAACCAGCAATGTCTACAAAGTTGTCACGATGCTTACGATCACCCTGACCACGTCCGCCACGCGATACCTTAAGTAGGATCATGAGCATGCCCACATCGTAGACAGTGATTTCAATCCCAAGATAAGCTGACCAGTGCTTCGCAATATTCTCGAAGCTTTGCTGGGGCTCGCCATAATTACGAGCTCGCTCACCGTTAATAAGCTCTGCTGCTTCTTGCAACAGTTTGGCTGCACGTTCACGACTTAACATGTATCCTCCGTTTTTCACATGGGTCTAATAAAGGAGAGATTGTTATACCTCTCCTTCGTTAGGCTCACGAAAAGAAATTATTTACAATGTCATCTTCAACCTGTCTGCTACCCACTTTATAGTACACAGGGAAAATCTTATTCAGAGGACGATACACTGCACAAGGCTTCAACAGATCTTGTTCTGCAAGTGACACACAAGCTTGCTTTAAAGCATCTGTATATCCACGAATAAACATCACCATTTGAAACCAGTAATCAGTTTCAAACACCAACTGACAACCTTGCTCACGATACAACGTGTAGCGCTTCATACTACCATCGAGCCTAGACTCGGCATTTTGGCTTTGATCAGGATTACCATAATCTACAAACAGACTCAGATCTTCATCTTCATCGTAAGGCGAACCTACAATGTAATCAAAGCTTGGGCAGCTGTTATTGTGCCAACTACAGTCAATCCACTTCTGAAAGGCGGGGCCTTCTGCACGATAATCATAAGACATAGGCACATTTAGATCTTTATAGACATAGTCAAGATTTTCAACAAAGTCTGGAAACTCTTGTTGATACCACATATTTACCTCCAATAATTAAATAAGATCCTTAAGATTAGGCTTGACCCAGCCAGGAGGCTTGATCAAATCAACTGCCGAACGTTCAGTATGTGCCCGAACCTTCTGCATATTTGCTTCATGTACTCGCTTAAAGGCTTCATTAAACTTGTAGTCAAGAATCACCGCAGTACCTACGGCAAAGTATACAAGATCAACTAGACCATCAAGAAACTCAACTTCCTGCCAATTGTCAGCAGCAAAGATAATTTCTTCGAGTTCCTCCTTCAACATCTCAATGCGCTCGTTTACAAGGTTATCTGTAAACTCACCTTTGGGAATGTCGAATTTCGTGATAAACTCTTTGAGCATAGACTCTAGATTCATCTCTATCTCCTCAGAAATATTCGTACTCGGTAGCTTCGAAATGCATTGCCTCACCCCTTTCAAGGGCGGAAATGAAGTCTTCAATCTCTTCTTCTGTAGCACCATTATTGCTCAGGCTACGCTTGACGTGCTTCTCACGCTCGTCGTTGCTTTCAAAAGGAAGGAGGGACTTGATGCCCCTCCCCGAATGATCTACCATTCTCAAGTACTTAGCCATTTAGAGCTCCACGGGCTTTTATTTCCATAACAGAACTTGTACCAGGCTTCAACCGGGTACCCTTCAATTCCACCAACTGCACAAATGAATTCAAACTGCCCGGGATCAATCTTTCCTGCAGCTTTGAAATCTTCTGTCATCTGGTAGAATTTCTTCATGCCAAGATATTCTTTAATATCTTTGACTGCTGCCATCATTTTCTTATACTCAGGCAACTTTGTATAGTCTGTTGTATAATGCATTATTCCTGCACGCCCCAAATGCTGTCCATACAGGCTTGACACATTCCAGAGATATAGTATTCCTTCAAGGACAGTTCATCTCTGAACTTCGTCTTGTCAATAGAAGCTTTGCACAGCGGACACTTGCTGTGATCAATTGCTTCCTTTGTTCCAGGGAAAATGCTTTCAATAGCGTCGATCATGGGCTGAGACTTGTTGCTCATAGGCTTAGACATATTTATCTCCGTTTAAATAAGTCAGGTTTTTTACCTGGACAAAGGAGAGATTTGTAGCTCTCCCCTTTGTTTCGCCGGAATTTAACCGGCTCATCAGCAGGCCTTAGTTCGACTCACCCTCGAGCTCGTCATCCGGAGCATCCGCTTCATCCGACTCAAGCTCATCAGCCAGTTCCCCGATGGTCTGAATCTTCTTCTTACGCGAACCCGGGTTCTGAACCTTCGGGCGAGCAAACAGCGTACCCAGGCTCTCACCCGTGGTAGGATCAATAACTTCAGCCGGCGCACGCGAACCACCACCAGAAGCACGACCGCCACCAGACTGCTCGATCAGGTGCTGCGGCAGCTTACCCAGCATGTTACGGTAATACGCCACGAAACCATCCACAACCGAAGCATCCTTCGCAGTGGGAGCCAGTCGCGAGAGGTTATCCGCAATATGCTTGATAATCTCGGTCTCAGTGACCATCACAGACTTACCGTCAGAAATCTCCCAGATGGCCAGGAGAATGGCACCTGCCTGACGAGGAGCCTGAGCAACAAGCTTGTCATAGAGATCCTTGTTACCTGCAAGGGCAGTACCAATCTTGTAAACCTTCATAACAATATCCTCTTATGTTGATTGAAGTTCGTTTGAGTATCATGAATGAGAGTATCCAATCATTCATATAAATATTATAGCGCCACTGGTGTACCTTTGTAAACTGCCAATTTCGCACACAGGTATGCAACAATGTCTACCCTACTTACGGTTTGCTTTTAAGATTAAACACCGAAGACTTGCTATTTACAAACGGCATAGAAACAAAACTACGTTTTACAGGCGAGAGATATTGAGGAATATTCTTTTGTTTTTTAGGCCATATAACCTTGTTATGATTAGCTTCAAATGTTTCTTGGTCTCGTTTAAGATACGCTCTTTTAACTTTTGAAATGTACTGTGGCAACATTGGGTTGTTTGGCTTTAGGCGAGTAGGCTCTGCTCTATTTGCACTATTACCTTTAGCATCTACATTGCGAAGATTCGATTTACGATTGTCTTGCGTGTCATTATTGATATGATCAATAATATTAGGATATTCCCCGTACCACAACACCCAAAGCACTCTATGCGCTAAAAACCTCTTATTTATTTTGCCGCCTAAATAAATAGTCTTATACTTTTTACGCCTATGGCCTGACAGAGTATAGCCTGTGTCGTATTGCTTTAAAGGTGAAGTCGGGTCTGACTTTAAAAAGATCTGCCCTTCATCATCAGCATAGAAGTACTTTTGCCAAAGTTTAATAGTAATTGTTTCAAGCTTATCGCCCATTGTCTGCTCCTTTATAGAATACTTTGTTCAGGCTTTGTGTTATCTACGACGATGTGTGGCTTCACAATAGGACGCCACTGATGCTTACCAAAATGTTTGTCAAATGCTTCACGCATTTGCTTCCAGGTTGTAAAGGTAAAGATAGTACCTTGACCTGGCGACTTAATACCACGTTCATTAATATACTTGAATCTGCCCTCTTGTCTTTCAGCGCCTGGCATAGAGAACATCTGATTCAAAATACGCTTAACCTTTGGTGTAGCCCAGTTATCATATCCGATATGTTCGCTTACTGTAGCCAAGAAATGCTTTCGACCCATATGCACCTGGCTTATATTACCAAAGGCAGTCTGGTCTTCATCAGTAAAGAGCTTAGCCAGCCACACTGGAAGCTCACACTCATTGAGGATATTATACCAGTGATCTACAAACACATTCTCATGCTTAACCAGGTCAGCTTTTTCTTCCGATGACAGACCCACTTTGAGATTAGACTTAATCTTTCGTTTGGTGAAGTACCACATCAAGGCTTCGGCCAGCTCCCGCTTCTCCTTTATCGCGCCAAAGGGAAGAAATGCGTCGCTGTTACCCTGGTGCTTTGGATTGACTCGGATAATAGTCGTTCGCCTGTCATCATGTGCAATACGAAACGGCTCATCGTGATTGCTTGTAAACATTCGCCGCTCGAAACTAGGCTCTTGGACAATCGCAATACCCTTACGATTGATTGCCTTCATTGATGCAGTAATGTTACTCTTCAACCTGTCATAAACACTGATAGCATTAAAGCCGCTAATCTTGATCTCATCCTGATAGACAAGAAGCGTGCCACTTTCCAGGTTATTGAATGCCGCTTTTTCTTCAATCTGCGTAGGTGCACAATACATGTGATCGCCCAGCACATGACGTACAACTTCCACAATCAGCGACTTACCTACACCCTGGTCACCAATGAATGTCAGGAACGTAGGGGGCTTCTTTTTCGGATTCTGAAAGATGTCAGCAGCGTAATCAAAGACCCAGGCTCTCTGCTCTCGATTGGGAATCAGCTCACACAGGAGCCTATACGCTTTACGCATCTCATGATGAACCTGTCTCGTCGGCTTCACAGCCTTAAAGGGAAAACCGACGAAGTTATTCAGCTTATTGTCTACTACAGGGTCAGTGGTCCCAGGATCAAAAGTAATCCCTCGCAGCACTGGAGTGTTAATCTTTTCTAGCCAGACCGTAACCACACTCTGCTTTGTCTTCACACCTGGAACGTCGATCTTCCAAGGATAGTTCGTATACATGCTACTCAGCTTAGTGATACGATAGAAGAGACCGTTGTCCTTCGACATATCCGCACGGAGATCAACAAAATCCGTCGTGCTACCCAACTGAATGCGCCGCACATACGTATGCAGCTCCTGGATAAACTCATTTGACTGGGTCGTCTGCTTTACAGGCACAGCCCTCTCAAGCCATTCGCTAGGCTCTAGTCCCTGGGGCAAAGGATCGGCTAGATCCCATCCCTCCTTCAACATAGGTGACGGCTTATCAAAGACGGTTTTCAGCTCAATGTCGTAGGTACCAAGCTTATTGGCTAACTTCTCTAGAATCTCGCATCCAGCCTTATCGTTATCAGGCCATATTACAGCTGCTCCGCCCTTCATAAAGGAGAAGTCGCAGTGTTTGAAGCTATCCTTACCATGCGACCAGGTTAGGATGTTCCACTTGGGCAACAGTCCACGCGCCGCATCTGCTGCCTTCTCACCCTCTACAAACAGCGTTGGCTTCGCAGGATCCCAATGCTCTAGGCCATAGAGCAAAAAGTGCGAGCGGTCAATTACGATCTTATTGGTTTTTACTACGAAGCTGGGACCTTGGGCCGTCTCTACAAGGAAGAACTGGTGCAGTTCCTTCTTACCCTTGTTTACCGGATCATTATGCCGCACAATCCAAGACAGCGTGTTCCCCTCTAGATCCTTGTATTCATACACATGATCAGGAGGCACATTGCTATTGCTCCAAGACGGCTTGAGCCGAAAAGTCTCTGACGTTGGCCTGACAGAAGGAGGAACGATGACCTTTAGTGCACTATCAGTCGGGTTGCTAGATCGTTTAGCCCAGGGTAATGGCTCAGTCTGCTCAAATGCAAACTCCACATCATCCTGCAGCGTCTTACACGTGCAACCATTCTGATGTATGGCCAGGTTGTCTTTATTAAAGTAGAGTACATAATCTTTTCCACATGCGTGCTTAATGCGGAAACCGCCATATCCATCCTTGGGCGTGACCTCCGCCACAAAGGGAATGATGTTGCCTTGTGCAAATAGCTCGCACAGCGCTTTAATTTTCGCCGTCATAATCCCTGCCTCTTATGCGCTATATGAGTTCTTCGTCTGTCAGGATTCTGGATGAGGGTATCGGAGCGAGCGTTATTGGCACTTTTCGCATCCCATTCATCTGCATCTGCTTGAGTGTAGGCTCCGACGGCTTACGCCATTCCGTTTTCCACTTTTCTTTTAAAGGAGAAGTAGGTGGCCTTTTGTATTCACGTAGGTTCCAGCTTCTAATTGTCATCGTAGTCTTACTCTCGTTAATCACATTTACTCATGCAATAGGTATATATAATATCATACATGGAAGCTATTGTAAACAATATTGTTTTTGCGCTATGCGTTTTGGCCATACCATGCTTTTGTTTGGACATGGCTTGCTCTGGTATGTTTTGCTATAAGATTTGCTAACCTCGTCTCTGGGACCTAGAACCTTGCCTAAAGGAGAAACTGGGCTACGTTGAGTGCCTAAAGTCGCCTAATTACATATGCTTGGTGGGATATAGGTGGAATGGTGGAAACGAATGGGGCCCCCAAAGTCCGCCTATATATTTTGAGTTCAATACTAGTCTATTATTAATTTATTTATCTCCTTCATATACAACAAACCCACCAAACGACTAAAAAACCTAATAAAAACAAGTACTTAGGGTTGTTGGGAAGAGTCTCCTCATGAACCCACCACCCAACTAGATCCCAGAGACCAGAACAAATAGTGAACGGGCCTAGAATCTAGAGAATAGTTCACATCAGCCCAGGGTCTAGAACCTAGAGCAGGGGCCTCTATTGGCGGGGCCAGGATGTGCATCGACTTGATGTGATCCCGATCTTTCCCTTTGGTGCGAATGCATCCAGGGCCGGGGAACGGGGAACCCTTTTTCAAGACCTAACAGTTAGGCCCCAGAGAAGAGATAAAAGATAAAGAAAAAGCCCCGTGAAGTGTTACCCTCACGAGGCTCTTTAGTCTAGTTTCTAGGACCTAGATCCTAGGCTGCTTCTTCATCACGTTCACACGCTTCCTCCATGTCCTCATCTTCCATCTCACGTTCTGCATCATCATTCATCTCAAGCAACTCGCTCATAGAGATGACCTTCTTTCCACTTCCCACAACACCGCACTCAACCAACCCAATTTCCTTGAGGGTCCGCAGATAGTAGGCCCAAGTCGTCATCAATTGCTTGTCTTCAATCTGTTTCGTGGACCACAGATTGTTGTCAATGGCAAACTTCATGACCTCAAGACCTGTGAACATCTCACGTTCCTGTTTCTTCATCTTGATCATGGCCTTGACAAAAGAAAGAACAGTGGGAGTGGAAGGAACGAGAGCATCCTTATTGATGGTGAAAGAGTACAGTTTCATGATAGTCTCCTAGAGGTTTAATTAAAGATTTACACAAGATCTACTGTGATCTTGTAAGAATATGATACCACACCCTGCATGACCTTGTAAACTACCAATTTCGCACATGGGAATGCACAATTTGCATACCTCCGCGTTTCCCCTTTAACCTGGATAGCGGGGTAAGGCGTCGGTAGGGACCTAACAATTAGGTCTCAGGCCGAGGACCTTCAAGCGGGGTAGGGCGGGGTGTCAATCCTGGGGTCTAACTGTTAGGCCTCAAGCGGGGTAGCGGGGTAGGTCGCTCACCCGAGTCCTAACTGTTAGGCCTCAGAAAAAGAAATAAAAAAGAGACCAGGTTTCCCTGGCCTCCAGTCTCAGAACCCGCGAACCTTCCGGTCCTCTTCAGTGTACACCTCACCTGGTGCCAGGATCAGATCTGTCGGAGGACAGGTGCATTCCCGTGGTTCCGGTCCCTTGTGGCAGTGTGGATCGCTGGCTGACCCGAAGTAGAAGATGTGCCTGGCACCATTGTACCCGTAACCAGGTGTAAAGGCGATTGATTTGCAAGACCAGCGCAGGTCAGGATGGTTCTTGCAAGTGAGAAGGAGCTGACGCATCATTTGTTCCTTTACCGAGAGTTAAGTTCGACGATCATGGCCAGAATGAGGCAGACCGCAGTGAAGAGAGAAAGAATTTCCATCATGTTGTTCCTCGAAGCTAGAACCTAGAGAAGTGGCGCCCGGTTTCCCGAGCGCCGTCTCCGTGTTATTCCTCGTCGTCCAGACCGAGGATCTCAGCCATGCTCATGTGGCGCGTGCCATTGTGGCTGATCGATCCAGTCTCCTCGAAGCCGATGTTCTTGAGGACCTTGAGGTAGTAGGCCCAAGTGGTCATCAGCTGCTTGTCAGTGACTTGCTTAGTGGACCAGTATCCCTTGTCGAGGGCGTTCTTCATGACATCCAAACCAGTGAAGGTGGTGATGTCGTTCTTGTTGAGGTCGAAGGCCGACTGGACAAACGCAACAACGGTCGGGGTGGACGGGATCATCTGTTCGCGATCCACAGTGAAAGAGTAGGTCTTCATATCTAATATCCTTTATGTATTTACTTAGTTACTTATGAATGACTGTTCATCAATCATTCATGTAAAGTAATATAGTCTTCAATCGCGACCAAAACATGGCTAGATCCAGGCATTATCGCGGCAGAAATAAATTTTTTATTTTTTATTTTGCCACACTTAAGCCATGCTCTTGCCTCATTCTAATCACAATTATGCCACGATCTAATCACAATTGATCCAATACCGCCGCGAAAAAGCCGCGAACATACAGCGAAAAGGCCGCGATTTTGCCCCCCTCCCGCCGCGAAATTGCCACAATTCTAAGGCTCCAGCGAAAAGTTTCCAGTTTCTAGGGCCTAGCACGACTAGTACGACTTTTACTTCATAATAGAGCTTAATTACACCTACCTAGGGACTAGAAGCTAGCGTATATCATATACGAATTGGAGGCTATATCGTATAAAGTAATTTACTAGTACGATGGGCCCCTAAGCTATTGATATTATTAGACATTTTTAACCCCATTACCTACGACGGGCTGATAGCCCTATATTGGGTGGAGTAACCAGTCCTACCGACCGCCAGGTTATGACCTTTTCGCATACGAGCTATGCAAACAAAAGTATTTACATTTCCTCCTTTGCAGGTTATTATGTATATAGCATCAGAGGCAGTGTTTACGGCGAGAGAGCATGCTTCAAGTCCTAGACAAAAATACTCAGCTTAAGATCCTGGAGGAGAAATTCCGTCGGGAGACTTTTGCGCGCCTCGTTGTGAGCGGCCTTCCCTTTGTCAAAGCGATGCGCCAGGCAGGATACGTACAGCCGAATGCAGCTCAGGCGGTTGAGTTGATGCAGCAGGAAGAGGTGGCGACGCTCATCGAACGGGAGAGGGCGCTGCTGCGGGAGATTGTGGCGGTTAATAAAGAGACAGTGCTCGCTGAACTTGAATTTGCTAGGGAATTTGCTGTAGACCAGGAAAATCCGGCTGCTGTGGTGGCGGCTAGTATTGCGAAGGCGAAGATCGTCGGGCTCTTTGACACGGACAAAAACAGCAAAGTGCCGGCGAAGATTGAAATTTCGTGGGGCGGTGAAGAGGAAAAGGTTACTATTCCTAAGTCCTCTCCTTTGTACGAAGCGGTCTCGGAAGTTATTGGGGATAAGAAATGAAGATTTCCATTCCCTATACTCCTCGGCAGGCGTTCTTGCCGTTTCATAACACTGAGAAGCGGTTTTCGGTGCTGGTCTGTCACAGGCGTGCTGGAAAGACTGTTTCGGTAATCAATCATATCATTAAGAATGTGCTGCGTTGCCCGCTGCCTAATCCGCGT